AACACCTTCACGAACAGGCGCAAAATCGCTGCAGGCAAAACGCCGACCTACGACTGGCGCACCGTCAAGATCGGCCCAAAGACCGCCAGAGGCGAATCGAAAGGCGGCACGCACGCATCCCCCAGGCTGCACGACCGTCGTGGCCATATTCGCAGACTGGCCAGCGGAAAAAACGTCTGGGTCAAGGCTTGCAAGGTTGGTGATGCCAGCCTGGGCACTGTGTTCCACGATTACAAGATAGAGGCGAAATGACCACAAACGCTGAACGCAAGCACATGAACTGGGTGGCCGAGCTGGGTTGCGCTGTGTGCTGGCGCATACACGGCCCACATGAGCCAGGCCCGGTGGAGCTGCACCATCCTCGGCATGGCACTGGCATGGGCCAGCGTGCCAAGCACATGGATGTGATCGGCCTTTGCGTGCCACACCACAGGGGAAACCTTGGCGTGCACGGCCTGGGCACCAAGGGTTTTGCCAAGCACTACGGATTCACCGAGGCCGATCTGCTGGCCGAAACACTGGAGAGACTGAAATGACCGACATCAACGAAATGCTGGCTGGACGCCAAAAGCGCTACGGCAGCTTCAAAGGCCATGCCGAAATCAGCCAGGTGCTCAAGCAGGTGATTCACTCGGCCGCCAAAGCTCGCGGCAAGGAGCTCGATCACGACCAGCTTGAGGCCTTGGACATGATTACCCACAAGATCGCCAGAATCCTGAACGGCGACCCGAACTATGCCGACAACTGGATCGACATCGCAGGCTACGCCACCCTGGTGGCCGACCGGCTGGAAGGCGACAATGGAGCAGCTTGAAACCCTGTGGCCCGTTCTGCTGACCATTGCACTTGTTGCACTTGGCCAGTGGTGGGCTGTCTTGGCGCTTTACGCCTGGCTGATCTGGACGAGGTGGAAATGATCATCAAGCTGCCATGGCCACCCACCGGCCTGTCCCCGAACGCCAGAAACCACTGGGCCAAGACCGCCAAGCTCAAAAAGCAGTACCGCGAGGCCTGTTTCTGGCAGGCAATGGAGCAAGGCGCACGCCCGATCCAGTCCGCCAGCCTGCACCTGACCCTGACGTTCTACCCGCCAACCCGCAGGCAGTACGACCTGGACAACGCCCTGGCACGCATGAAAGCCGGGCTCGATGGCCTGGCAGACGTGCTCAAGGTAGACGACAAACACTGGACGCTGACCATCCGCAAGGGCGAGACGGTCGGCGGATTCGTAGAAGTTCACATCGAAAGGCCCACAGAATGAAACTACCAGACCACCTCGAAACCATCCAGATCGATGCGTTGATACCCTACGCACGCAACAGCCGGACGCACTCGGATGCGCAGGTGGCGCAGATCGCCTCATCCATCAAGGAATTCGGATTCACGAATCCGGTGCTGATTGATGGGGGGGGGGGAATCATTGCCGGACATGGCCGAGTGCTTGCTGCACGCAAGTTGGGCATGAGCGAGGTTCCATGCATCCGACTGGAACACCTGACCGACGCACAAAAACGCGCTTATGTTATTGCCGACAATCGACTTGCGCTGAACTCCGGCTGGGACACTGAAATGCTCAAGGTGGAGTTTGCCGACCTGCAGGAGCTCGGTTTCGACCTCGAGCTGACCGGCTTCGACCTGGACGAGATCAAGGAGCTGCTGGCACCTGTCGGCACCGAAGGCCTGACAGACCCTGACGACGCCCCACCGCTGCCCGAAACCCCGCGCACCGTGCCCGGCGACATTTGGGTGATGGGTAAGCACCGCCTACTGTGTGGCGACAGCACCAGCATGGACGACTTGGCCAAACTGACAGACGGCCAACTGGTGGACATGTGGCTGACCGACCCACCTTACAACGTGGCCTACGAGGGCAAGACCAAGGACGCGCTCAAGATCAAGAACGACGAGATGGGCGACGACCAATTCCGGCAATTCTTGCGCGATGCTTACACCGCAGCCGACACGGTCATGAAGCCAGGCGCTGTGTTCTACATCTGGCACGCAGACTCTGAGGGCTACAACTTCCGAGGCGCAGCCAAGGATGCTGGCTGGACTGTCCGCCAGTGCCTGATCTGGAAGAAGTCCAGCATGGTCATGGGGCGCCAGGACTACCACTGGAAGCACGAGCCATGCCTGTATGGCTGGAAGGAAGGAGCCAGCCACCTCTGGGCGGCCGACCGCAAGCAGACCACCATCCTGGAGTTCGAGAAGCCTTCCCGGAACGGCGAACACCCGACCATGAAGCCCGTGGCCCTGTTCGAGTACCAGCTCCTGAACAACACCAAGGGCGGCGACCAAGTCCTGGACAGCTTCGGAGGCTCCGGCACCACCCTGATCGCAGCCGAGAAGAACGGGCGCGTCGCTCGAATCATTGAGCTCGATCCGAAGTATTGCGATGTGATTGTGAAGCGTTGGCAGGATTTCACAGGCAAAATAGCAACTCACGCAGAAACTGGCGAACCTTTCGCGGAGGTTACAAATGGCAACGAAAAACCACAAAAAGCAGATTGACACTGCTGAAAAACCCGTCACAAAAAAGCGCGGCGGCCCAAGGCCGAACAGCGGAGGCGCTCGGGAAGGTGCTGGGCGACCCGCATTTGAGCCGACCGACGCTGAGCGCAAGCAGGTCGAAGCCCTGTCCGGCTATGGCCTGCCGATCGACCAGATTGCCGTCCTGATTCGGGATGGCATCTCGGTCGATACCCTGACCAAATACTTCGGCAAAGAGCTGGTCGAGGGCAAAGCCAAGGCCAATGGCCAGATCGGCAAGACCCTGTTCCAGAAGGCCATGTCCGGAGACACGACGGCCGCCATCTGGTGGAGCAAGACCCAGATGCGATGGAAAGAGGTGCAGGCCCACGAGATCACCGGCAAGGACGGCGCACCGATTGCCGTGGCTACCCTGGACGTTTCCAAGCTGGGCACCGATGTGCTGGCGCAGATCATGGCCGCAAAAGATGCAACTGACGGAAGCTGACCTGCTGGCCGTCGAGCGCGAGCTATGCAGGAGAAGCTTGGCCGAGTTTGCCAAGCGTGCCTGGCGCGTGCTTGAACCGGCTGCCGAGCTGAAGTGGGGCTGGGCGCTGGACGCCATCTGCCTGCACCTGGAGGCCGTGACCAAGGGCGAGATCAACCGCCTGCTGATGAACGTGCCACCAGGCTCCATGAAGTCCCTGCTGACCGGCGTGATCTGGCCAGCCTGGGAGTGGGGGCCTCGTGACATGCCAGAGATGCGCTTTGTCGGTACGGCCCACGAAGAGCAGCTGGCCATCCGGGACAGCCGACGCTGCCGCGACCTGATCAAGTCCGACTGGTTCCAGAAGCTCTGGCCGATCGAACTGCTGGCCGACCTGGACGGCAAGCGCGAGTTCGGGAATACCCGCAAAGGCGTGCGCCAGGCCAGGGCCTTCACCAGCATGACCGGCGTGCGTGGCGACCGGGTTATCCTGGACGACCCGATCAGCGCCGACAACGCCAACAGCCAGGCCAAGCTGGAGGCGGCCAAGATCGCATTCACCGAGACGCTGCCGACCCGCGTCAACTCCGACAAGTCGGCCATCGTGGTCATCATGCAGCGCCTGAACGAGAAGGACATTTCCGGCGTAATCAAGGAAATGGGCCTGCCTTACGTGCATCTGTGCATCCCGATGCGCTTTGAGCCTGAGCACCGCTGCACCACCAGCATCGGCTGGACTGACCCACGCACCAAGGAAGGCGAGCTGATGTTCCCCGAGCGCTTTGGTGAAGCCCAGGTGTCAGAGCTGGAGAAAACCCTCGGCCCCTACGGCACGGCTGGCCAGCTCCAGCAGCGGCCTGCGCCCCGTGGTGGCGGCATCATCAACACCGAGTGGTTCAAGTATTGGGCCAGCGTCCCGCAGCTCGAGTTCCGCTTCATCACCGTGGACACAGCCCAAAAGACCGCCGACCACAACGACTGGTCGGTGCTGCAGTGCTGGGCGCGTTCGACCGTTGGCCAGGCGGTCAAGCTCGACCAGGTGCGCGGCAAGTGGGAGGCTCCCGAGCTACTGATCAACGCCAGGGCCTTCTGGCTCAAGCACCTGAACGACATGCGCCCGGTGGCCCAAGGCTCTGCCCTGCGCGGCATGTACGTGGAAGACAAGGTGTCCGGCACCGGCCTGATCCAGACCCTGCGGCGCGAGGGCATCCCTGTTGTGGCCGTACAACGCAGCAAGGACAAGATCAGCCGAGGCTATGACGCGGCCCCGTTCATCGCCTCTGGCAATGTGGTGCTGCCGCAGGACGCGCCATGGCTTTCCGACTTCCTGAGCGAGGTTGCAGCTTTCCCGGCTGGCGCTCATGATGACCAGCTCGACCCGATGTTCGACG